GACCGCGCTCACCGTCGCGCCAGTTCCGCCCGTGACGGCAGTTACAAGCCCTGCTGCTATCGCTGTGGCAAGCTCACCGCTTACCAGCGCCCCGCCCGTGATCGTCGGCAACAATGCAGCCGCCACTGCCTCGGCCAACTCCGCGCTGACGGTCACTCCCGTACCGCCAGTTATGACTGCTACCAGTCCCGCCGCTACCGCCTCCGCCAGAACCGCCGATACTATGACCCCCGTGCCCCCAGTTACGCTTGCAACAAGGGCCTCTGCAACAGCCGTGGCGAGTACGCTTGTGACTAGTGCCCCACCTGTGATGGTGGGAAGCAGGGCCGCCGCGACAGCTTCTGCAAAGACCGCGTTGATGGTTGCGCCCGTCCCACCAGTGGCTGCTGGTACAAGGCCAGCAGCAATAGCCTCAGCCAATACCGCGCTGATGGTTGTACCCATGCCACCGGTGACCGTCGGCACGAGACCCGCCGCTATCGCCGCAGCAAGTTCTCCACTAACTATTGCATCGCCAGTGATCGTTGGCAAAAGGGCCGCAGCGACTGCCGTAGCTAGAATGGCAGATACTGTCGCTCCCGTTCCCCCAGTAACCGTTGGGAGCAGCCCTGCTGCCAGTGCCGTAGCGATGACAGCATCAACTTGGACATTGACCACGCCCTCCCCAGTAACAACTGGTATAAGGGCTTCTGCTATGGCAGTAGCGAGCGTGGCGCTGATGGTTGCGCCACCCGTCACTACGGGCACCAAGGCTGCCGCAATCGCCGTGGCAAGTTCGCTGCCCACGGTGGCCCCACCAGTTACGGTTGGCACGAGGCCCGCTGCCGCAGCCTCCGCTAGTATGCCCGTGACCAGAGCGCCGCCAGCGATGGTAGGAAGCAAAGTCGCTGCGATGGCCTCTGCCAAGACTGCTGATACAGTGGTGCCTGTGCCCGCCGTAACCATAGGCACAAGTGCCGCTGCTGGTGCCGTGGCCAAAACTCCTGAAACGGTAGTTCCCGTTCCTCCGCTTACAATCGGAACAAGTCCCGCCGCCGTAGCGGTTGCGAGTTCTCCAGATACTAGGCTGCCCCCTGTAACAGTGGCCATCAATCCTAGTGCGGTGGCCGTAGCTGTCACGGCATCTACGGTTACGCCTCCTTCCGCCGCCGTGTAGCTGACCTGAATCTGCACCATGCCGACGTACATGGTGTTGCCCTTGGAGACATCGTTCTGCTCTACGTCGCAGTCCAGGTTCTGGACGGCGGACCAAGCCCAGGCGCCGCCCTCCCTAAACATTGCAGCGCTGCCTGTGGATGTAGCCCAGGTATTGCCCCCATCGTTGGAGTCTTCATAGTCGCCATCACCATAGGGACCAGTAACCGCTATCCTCCAGACTACATAATTGGAAGCATCTCCCGTCAAGGCTCGCGCTACAATCGCGTACTTGGTCCCTTGTGACAACGCAACCCCTGAGCCGAGTGAGATGGTATACCATTCGCCAGCCGTATCCGTCGTCAGAGTATCCCCATCGTATGTACCAGATGCTAGGTCGCCACCGGTAGGATGGCCACTACCATCTGTGGCTTTGATGCTGACCGTTAACGTTCCTGGACTCAGCACGCGATATAGCAACAGCTGAACCCAGGTACATGTATGCGCATTGGCCGGCGTGAAGCTCTGACCAGACCAATGATCACCATAAATCTTTTGGTCGAAATTGTCTCCAGTTACAGCACTTTCTTGGATAGTGGGATTATTCGGGTCACTCGTTATATCCTGCCACGCCTTCCACCCCGCAGTCACCCCAGGGACTATGACGTGGTTGTCCCCGTCGGCACTGCCACCAAACACGGGCCGCAGGATCAGTTGGTCGTCCGCGTCGGAGTAGGCGTAGGGCCGAAGCTCAACCTTGGAGATGGCCCCCAGGTCGGTGCCGATGCACTGGTTGGCCGTCAGTTTCTGGATGTCGCCATCCACCGTGGTATCGGCGTAGTCGGTCTCGACGCCGTTCACCATGTTGGCGGGGTTGGTCGTCCATTCCTCGACACCAGCGGCATAGGCGTTGAACTGGTAGATGACGGTATCAGCCATGGGAAGAACCTATTCGGTTGTTAAGGTGCGTGAGTGTGTTCATCAGTCCACCCACACTATCGAGTAGTTGCAGGTCGGCGGCAGCGCGAACAAGCCGTCCCGAAGTGCTTGGATATCCCTGACGCGCGCAGGCCACACGGGGCAGTTGTGCTCGAACCAACGAATCTGCTCGTCGGTCATCTTCTTGCCGAAGCGGTCACGGACTTTCGGGTAGACCCTGTTGGCCTGCATCACGAGACAATGCCCATACTTGCCAATGGTAGCGTCTATGTCGTCCGTGAAGAACTTGCACCTGTCCTCGCCGAGCGAGATACAAGGATTCTCCCGCATGAAACCGCCCAGGTTTTCGTGCAGGCAGCACACGCCACAGTTCACACATGAGCCAGAGACTATCCAGGGCATCCAATACCCCCTGTCTATGCTGGCGTTATCGTTGCGATGCCACCCGCGTTGAACGCGATCTTGAAGTCGCCCGCCGTCGAAGTCACTTCCTCTCCAAAGTCGATATAGAGAAGCAACGGCGAGTCGGCATCTGCGGCCTCACGCACGTAGATTACCGCGTACTGACAGGTGATCGTCGAGGACGCCCAGGTGACATCATCAGCGTCGAGCTTGCACACGTTCGTAGCCCCCGTGTAGGTGATGCTCGCGTTGGCCAGAGTTGCCCCATCAGCAACATAGCCCGTGCCGTCCTCTTCATTGGCCACCACGTCGTCAAAGTAGTCATGGGTGTCCTGGTCTGGTGTGTAGGCGGCGTCGAGCAACGCGATGTTGACGGTATCGGTGTCGAAATCGATTAGACCGTTCAGCAACGATGTGAAACCAAGCCCGTACCAAAAGGCTGTTACTGCCATTGTCTATCTCCCTTGTTTTGGTGTCAGAACACTTCTACGGTCGCCGTGAAGACCAGATCGGTGACCGCCGCGTAGTCGGGCGTAGCGGTCGCCACGGCGTACATGTACAGATTCCCACTGTCGGAATGCAGAGGCACTCGCATTTCGGCATCCTCGTGTTCGCCTAGCAACGCCACGCTGCCGCCGTGACTGTAGTCAACAGTGCCGACCACCACCGTGGTAACGAGCTTTTTCAGATCCGCCAACGTAGGTGCCCATGCCGCGTCGTCAGCGATCGCCGAAGGTTCTGCCTCAAAGAAGTATAGGGTATATGCCTCGCCCTGGGCGGCGGCGTCCGTCACCAGTACCGAGGAAAGTTGGCCGTCAAAGCCCTGATCGGTGATGGCGAACGTCGTCAGCCCGCCCACCACGTCGCTGGCGGTGTAGGCTTTCGTGCCTATGTCTGCCGTGACCGCGATACGTCTCACTCGTCTCATGGTCTTCTCCTAGAGGGGCGGCCTTGCGACCGCCCCATAACTCACGCGACCTGTGCCACCTGCATCAAGCCGGTAGTCCCACCAAGGGTCTGCGTGCCGCCCGTCAGATACATGATCCCACGAGCACTGGCATCCCAGTCGGTAAAGCCAAGTCCCGCGCAATCCTTGAGCAGGATTCTGTGGGTTGCGCTTCCCATACCAGACGGGATCACGAATGCCGAGGCCATTGTGTAGGCCACTGCATCGTTGAGGAATAGGCAGCGGTCAAAGAGCAAATAGCGGTCAAATCCCGCGCTGTCCACAACCTCCACAAAGCCAGAACCCGAATTGCCAGCATACATAGTGAAGTTGCAGTCCTTGAAGATGCAACGCTTGGCGTCGCTATCAACCCGAACTCCCATCATTCCCGTTGCGGCAGCGATGGTGTCCACGCCGATCGTGCAGTTGACAAACGTGCATTCCTCGGCCCCATAGAGGGCCAGGGATGCGCCGCCGTCAACAGCTTGCGTAGCGTGCCCGCCACCCGCGAAATGGACGTTCTCGAAGTAGTTTCGTCCACCGGTGACTTGCACATTCAGGAAGTTGGTCGCGCTGGCTATGCCGTGGAAGATGTAAATGTTCTTGAATATGCAACCAGAGGCGGTGATGTCCAGAAGCGGGGATGCAGCGGTCGTCCCCGTCTCGAACATTATTCGCGCCCGCTGCGCGACCATCGTTGGCGCACAGACGCCGATCAGATGGGTGTAGTTGTGATCCCAGGTCAACGCAGCCGACATGTCCAGCTTGGTGGCCCCGCCGATGTAGAAAACGGTGTCGTGCTGGTTCGCCACGGTCTTGGCCTCAGCCGCGATCAGCGTGGCCAGTGCCGTATCCAGACTCAGACCATCGTTGCTATCGCTCCCGTTGGCCGGATCGACAAAGTAGTATTTGGCGTTCTTCCCGAACGGAATGCCCGCCATGACTGGGATACCCCCCAGTTGGTAAACCATATCTGCAAAGTGCGGCATGTTCTTACCTCCCATATTAGGAAGGGGCCAAGGCCGCCCTCGGCCCCATCATTCTTAGGTCACAAGATGTCCGTACACCCAGCGCCAATCACTAAAGCCATACGAAAAGCGCATATAGCCGCGATATCGCGCCTCAAGCCGAAAGTCGCTGGTCGGGTCCATCTCAAACTCCAGGGGAATGCGGTCGATCCAGAGCAGGAACAACTTGGCCAACTGCGGATCGATGAGGAACCAGTTGTTGGCGTCGGTCAGATAGTCCCAGCCCACGTTCGTGATTCCCTTGCGCCGGATGAAGCTATCGTGGTAGTCCGCGACATCCACCTTGTTTATCGTGTTGACGATCGCGCTCGCCGTTTCCTCTAGCTCCGGTGGATGCAGGATGAGGGTCGGGTTCACTTGCACAAGCTGTGCCCGATCATCCTTGAACTCCCGCATGAGCCGGCGCGTCTCTACCACGGCGTCGTAGCTCAGTGCCGAAGTGCCGTCGTTGCTCTGCGTGCTGGAGTTCGATGGAGAGTAGGGGTGCGCGCCGCACAACTCAATGGCGTCGCCGCCCGCGTAGGTGGAGGTGTGTGCATTGTTGAAGACGCTGGCCGCGTGCTTCTCCCGCGTTCTCATGGCCGAAAGCGCCAGGCCGCGAGGCCGACGATTGATGATGTTGTACTGGTCGTCGTCTACCAGTTTTCGCTCCACCTTGAACCCACGCGCATATTCCTCGTGCGTGTAGGTGGTCTTCCACAATTGCTCCATGTCGTCGTATTCGATGGCTCCCTTATATGCCTTCCAGTCGCCGAAGCCGCCAATGCCCAGATCGAACTCCTGAGCTTTGGTGCTGGGAATGACGTTGAACAGTCCAGGAACCAACGATACTGCCGCCAGAGCATCCCGCTGAACCTCAAAGATTCGCCTGAGTCCAGGCAGCAACAGCTCTGCCCACTGTTCTGAAATAGCCATTTCTCTTATCTCCTATTCGTTGCCAAACGTCGCGTCAGCAAACACAACGTAGGCCAACACATTTCCGTCGTCGTCCGTTTCGCTTTTGTCCACCAAGATCATCGCGCCATTGGTCATATCGGTGGCGCTTATGGTGTTGCAGTCGTAGGTGTCGATCTTCTTGCTGGCGCCCACTTCTGCCGTGCTGCTCGTCGCATCCATCGAGCACTTCCATACCTGTTCGCGCGTGATGATGGCCACCTTGCCCACGGTCGTGCCAGCACTGACCTGCGCCGCCGTGAACGCTTCCTGCATGACGCCCAGCACCTCAGTCGTAGTGCCCGTCACCTGAGTCACATCCCCATCGGACGCCACGGTTACTAGATCCCCCACCTTGTGAGCAGCGGCCGCAGACAGCTTGAAGTCACGGATGAGGGGCGTGGCATTCGACCCGTCGAGCATGTACGCAAACTCAAATCCTCTTGATGCCATGATAACCCCCTACGTATTGCCGAACGTGGTATCAAGAAACGACACGTAGGCTATGACGGTGCCGTCCTCGCCCGTCTCGGTATCTATCAAGACTATGTGTGCGGCGGTGCCATCTGCATCAAGGGTATTCTGGTCTGCAAGGCTCAAGGTCTTGGTGTATCCCACAACAAGTGCTGTGCTGGTTGCATCCATCGAGCATCGCCAGACCTGATTCCGTGTGGCGATCGCAACCTTGGCCAGCGTGGTGCCTTCCGTTATGTCAGCAGTCCCAACGCTCTCTTGCAGGATGCCCAGAATCTCGTCGTCGGGCTGATCTGCCAAGTCCAGCCAGCCGTCGCTTTCCATAGTCACCGCGTCACCAGCCCAGTGCGCCAGTGTTGGCTCTCCCAGTTTGAAGTCCCGGATGAGCGGCGTGGCATTGCTGCCGTCCAGCATGTATGCGAACTCAAACCCTCGTGTACTCATTGTCTCTACCTCTTCCCTTGTTGATATTCCTCTGCCGTGAGACCCATTTTGCTGGCGGCTTCCAACTCATCGGCAGTAAGCACCGGCTTGCGTTCGCCAGCGCGATCGCCGGTTCCGGCACCAGCATCTAGGTCAGCTGCGCCTCGCCCCTTCAATACAAGCCGCTTGCCCGCGATTAGCGCGGCTACGGCCTCAACCGCTCCTTGCACATCCCCATTGTCGCCAATGGTGACGCTACTCAGATCGGCCAACTGAAAGGCATCCTCTGGATGCAGTGCGCCGGCTTTCGCCGCCTCCATTGCAAGGGCGGCGCGGATCGCCGTATCCTGCGCCCGCTGACGGGCTACGTCGCGTTCCTTCTCGGCGTCGTCAGCGCGTTTTTGCACTTTCTCCAGCTCGGTCAAGCGCTCCTGATCGATCCCGTCGAGCCTGGCCTTGGCCGCCTTCAGATCGTCGTAGTCGGCATATTTCTCGCGCTCCCGACGCAATCTGTCAGAGACCACGGCATTCAACTCATCCTGCGTAAACGTTCGACCCTTATCGGGCGGTTCACCGCCGCCCTGCGCGTCTTTGGGGTCCTTCTCTTCTGGCATTTCGCCTCCGTGTTTTGACCATGCACGTCACGTATTTATCGAACAAGCCGTCCCGATCGACTGGGATGCTCGCTGATCACAGTTATCGCCTCTCGCGGCGCATCGCAAAAAGAACAACCTTCCTCATCAGCTCCCGTGGGACTGCGGATGGCCCAGGTGACGCCGCACACATCGCAGCGGGCGTAGAGATGCGTCACTGTCCTGGCTTTGTCAGCAGGCCCATGGATGTCAGTCGGATAGTTAGTCACTTTCGCTTCCGCGCCTTCTCAGGATGCGAGACATTGATGTTCAGGGCCGCCGCGTGAGCCTTGGCCTTTGCCGCCGTTGGATGCACCTTAAGCTGCACCCAGCGAGCACCGCGTTTCACGTAGACTATCTTGCCCCTAGCTCGGTATGGAATGATGCACCTCCTTCTCTGGCACCAACTCCTCCAGCGTTTTCGGCGTCCAGCTATTGCCCCAGACGTCACTCTTCACCAGCTTCGGTATGTCCTCAAGGGCGAACTGGCCATCCTTCCAGGGATCGTATAGGGCCTTCATCATACCCCGTTGCGTGCTCTCGTCCTGCCTCAAGAACCAATCGTGTCCCTTTTCGCGCGTGAAGTCTGGCTCCGGTGCGTCTATGCCCATCTCGGCGTAGGATAGGGTGATCGGAACTGGGCAACACCGTCCCTGAACATGATCCTCAAACTCCGCACTCAGGGGATAGCGAGTGCCGTCCTTCTCCAAACAACTCATACACGTCCTGGGACTCAGGGTTGCCAACCATTCCCAACCACTACAGACATTGCTCGTTCTGTACGCATTCAGGCTTGTCGTTCTGTAGGCTCTGAGCTGCTCGGTGCGGCTGATCTTCAGTGCCTGGGTCAGCCCCATGCCGAAGTCGGAACGTAATGTCCTTGCCAATCTTCTAGGGTTCCAGCCGGCCACCATGCCCGTGACCATCGTGGAGGCGAAGTCATCAATGGCCGCCCCTACCGCCTCATCCAGCAAGTCTTTCAGCGGCGACCCGTCCTGTAGAAACCCGACCAGGTTCTCCACGGCCTCTCTGGGCATCCTGTCAAACCGAATCTCTATCGCTGCGTCGGTGGGATAGGCCGCGCGCATCAGGGCGGGAGCGTCCCTCTCGGCTGCGGCTATCGCCTCCCTTTGCGCACCACCGATCGCGCCGTCAGCATACTCTGCGAATTGCAGGAGCTGTTGCTGTGCCTGGGCCTCGATGCTGCGTAGTCTCGGCAATCCGTTCATGCGTTCGGGACTGATCTCTTCTCCCGCAGCCCGCATCTCTTCTATTTCGCCCCGCAAGCGCCGAATCTCTGGTTGGAGCCGCGCCCAGGTATCACCATAGTAGCGAACAAGGGCACTAGCGGCCCGTCGCTCCCTTGCGAGTAGCTGCTGGCGGAACCGCTGGGCAACCTCAAGAATCAGAGGGGTAGGATCGGGCATCAGTATGTCCCTTGAAAGACCGCATTCTTGGCCATCTCAGGATATGCCTTGAAGATCGCCCGAGCGAGTTCGACGAATGTTAGTGGCTTGACCCAATCCACAACGGCCTGCGCGTAGCCTATAGCTGCTGCGGGAAGTTGCGGCTTCAGACACTTAGCAATCTCCGCGCCCTTCCCCGTTATCGTGTATCTGCTCCATCGCTGACCCGGGTCTGGCACAATGCTAACGAATCCCCCTGTTTCCAAGTCCCTTGCGTCGTCATAAACCATCGGGTCGAAGGGACCATAGTCCCAAGGTTTGAACTCGTAGAAGTCCGTACCAACCAGGCCCCGGCACTTATCTCCTAGCAGAAAGAGTGCCTTTTGCAACTGTATCGGCGTGAGGCCGTCGGATTCTGCAATAGCAATCATTAGTAGCAGCCAATTAGAGCGGCTTCCTACATCAGTCATGATGCTTTCCCCTATTCTCCCCTCTCAAATGCCTGCAACAGTTCCCCCCCCAGGTTGCTTGTGTTCTGCAACTCCTCTCCGGCCATCGCCTTCATCTCGGCAATCTGTGTGGCGTCGTATCCCATCTCGGTCCACAATTGCTCAGCCGGCACGCCCAAATCCGATTTGATTTTCAGCGTCTCCAAATGCGCCTTCTCGTTCCGCGTCTCTGGATCTTTCCATTGACTCTCGACTATGGCCTTCTCATCGAGGCTGCCGCCGCCAAAGGCATTATGCAGACGCCGCGCCAGCATGATGGCGTTTTCCCAAGCGTTGCCGAAGCTGATCTGTCTGTTCTTTGCCCTAGCTACAAGCCCAACCTCCTCTTGCTGAAGGGTCTCGGCAGACGGGCGTTGCTTGGTAAGCTGGAAGTAGCTTATCGGAGTCCTGGTCACACGGGCTATGTCCATAGCGAAGGCGTCTTTGAGAGCGATCAAAGATGCCAGATTCTCGCCAGGAAAGTGACCAACCGTGGCCCTATCTTCACCAGTCTTGGTTGAATATATCCAAGACCCTGGCCCTAGTTCCAATCCCGACGGATCGTCTCCCATCATCCAGTAGATGCGGAAGCCAGTCGTGTCAGCGGCCGCCACCAAGTCGATGATCGCCTTGTTAAGGGCGTTCTGGAGAGGGACGACGTTCTTCAACTCGCTCTGACCATAGTTGTAGCCCTGGTCGATGTTGTGAAAGTGAATAACGGGCAAGCCCAGGGGTTCGCCGCCTTGCGTCCCGTCAGTCGTCCACCAATACATCCACTCGCCGTCCTCGCCCTCGTAAGGGATAAAATCCCCGTCAAAGTGCGTCTCATGGGACATATACTTCTCGACTCGATCGGGATAGTAGATATTGAGCCGACGCATCGCCCCAACGTCTTCGCCCTGCTCGATTCGCCAATACTTGAATGCCTTCTCGGGCATACCCCGTCGCCCGTCAGAGTAGATCGCCTGGACGCCCTCAGTGCCATCATATGCCGCTTCAGCCGTGAATCTCGGAGCTTTGGCCTCCTCGTCCCAATCGACGATCACATAGGAGTCCCCATCCCTGACAGTCGAAAGATGGACGATTCCCTGTAGCCCGTCCATACGATTGATGCGCCACCAGTCTGCAAGGAGATCGGTCTCCTCGTCTGGAGCCTGAAATCCGGTGATACTCAGGCGCTCCGCCAGTGCATCCACAACGATGCCACACAGGTTGCAGTTGAACTCCTCTCCGATCTTGAGCTGCAAGTAGCGGCGTTGGCGCTTCGTGAGCTGGGTATCATGATCGCCGTCATAGTATTCTCTGTAGGCCACGTACCTGTTTTGCTGCTCCACATCCAGGGCGCGCAACCACTGAAGAAAAGACAAGCGCACGATGTTTATGGCATCCTGTCTGGCCTTGGTGAGCAAGCTAAGCATATCTCATGCTTCCTTGTCTAGCTTTTCATTAATAACAAGAAGGGGGGGCATCAAAAGATCATATTGCCAGCGCATCAATCGCATACTAAGTCTGCGCAGATACTTACCAAGCCAAATGCGAAAGGACAGTCGCCGATGGAAGATTGCTAACAATAAAAGTTCTTCCGGCGACAATAAAGACCTAGGGCCATACCGCCAGCACCGTTTCCAGCCATCCTCATAGCCCTCAAAGTACTGTGTCCGCTCGCTACGCATATTTTATCACGCCCGGCTTCTTGTACGTTTTGCCTAGCATCAGCTCGGTCAAGGCCCAAACTAAGGCGTCGAGGCGGTTCGGCGAAAGCATTCCCATCCCTGGCACCCACAGGGTCATTTCGTCCTCCAGCAAGGGGAAGTCACCTACATGATGCACCAAGCCTCGTTCATACAAAGCAGCTATCGGTTCTGCCCTGATTTGCTTGCCCCGACTGGCATGGACGGGCTTATAGCTCAGGTTCCCGTCGGTGGCCCTGAGCACGCTTTCGACCATGTCCCCACCAAAGTTAATCTCTGCAACCACTCTATCGGCTTGGTGTCTCTTGTATGCTCGCTGTATAGCCTCTGACCATCCCTCTGGAGACGCCCGCAAGCTAGCATCCTCCAGAACATACGCGTGTTCGCCGATCCTACCCGCTATGACTATCCCGGTCTCAACGACTCCGCC